GGCGATGTGCTGCGGGTCGAGGCGGCTGCCATGGAAGGCGCTGTTGCACGTCTGGCTCGCCAAGAGCTCGACGATGTGTAACGCGCCAACCAATTTGCGACGCCGCGACACTTAGTTTGCGACCTCGCCGGTCCAGCCTGGCGGAGGTGCTGGCCTGACGTGCGTCACGTATCCGCCTCTCACATAAGCGCCGTTCTGGGCATGAAAGTTGTTAGCATTAGGCCAGCAACACTCGAAAACCCGGCCGTCGCGAAGCTGAATGTCATAGAACCGCTTGTCGTAGTCCCCATCGAACGGCCGCCATTCGCCTCGGTCGACCATCATGCCCAAGTCTCGAAGTCTTGCGTTGCCAGGTTGGGGACGGTTCTGGGGGTGCGGTCGAGACCGGCCGCCCGGCAGGTGATGGCGACGCTGGCCCCGCGCACGAGGTCCACCGAGAACGTACCGTCGGCCGCTGTTGTCGCCTTGACGATCTCCCGAACCATCGTGTTGCCGCCCGACGCCTGCGGCACCGAGCACTGGAAGGAGACTCCGGTCGAGCCAAGCGCGTTCCCGCCAGCGTCGACGAGCCGGCCGCTGATTCGGCACAGGCTCGGGTCGCTCGGCAAAGCGGTGACGTACTTGGTGAGCGTGAACGAGTGCGGCGCATCGCCGGCGACGGTCAGGGTCTCGGGCACGGTCGCGCCGTATCCGGCCGGCGGGGCGATGCGGAGCTTGTAGGTGCCGTCGTCCAGGTAGTCGGCGGCCTCGCCGTTGGCGTCTGTCGTGAGCTCGTGCAGGATCGTCGCGTTGCCCGAGTCCCAGACCTGCACCCTTGCGTTCGGCACAGCACCGGCGGGCGTCTGGTCATCGACGAGCTGGAGCGTCACCGCTCGCAGCCCGGTCCCTTGCGCGGCCCGGCTGGCGATCAGCGCGAGCGCCTCGCCGGAGCTGCCGGCGACCACGTGACCGGCGAGCAGCTCGTCGAGCACGGCGTCGGCCACAGCGCTCGCGCTAGGGGGCTCGCTCGGCAGATCTGCGGGGGTTGCGCGCGTTGACACTGCCGCATCGAGGTTGGAGAGGTCGCTGGCCTGTAGCGGGTCCTCTGCCCACACGTGATGCTCACCGCCTCCGCACACGGTCGTCGCAGCGGCTTCGTCGAGATCGTCGGTCATCGCGTAATGGACGGTGGCGCCCGCCTTGCCTGCCGTCGCTGCCGAAGGCAGGGCATAGACCCACTGGCCGGCCTGCAGATGCGTCGCCTCGGGCCACGTAGCCGGTGCGGCCTCCCACGAGTCGCCGTCCCAATATTTGCCGTCATCAGCGTCGGCCGACTCGAGGCGCGCGACGCAGTAGACCGTGCCAGCGGCTACCATGGCACCCGTTGACTGGTCGTGCACAGCCGCGAGGAGGTCCTTTGCGGCGCCTGCGATGATCATGCGATTCTCCTGCGGAGCGCGGAGACGATGCGGCCCTTGCCGGCGGCAGCGGCCTCGTAGTCCACCTCGAAATACAAAGGCAGCGTGGCGTGCTCAGTGGTGTAGCAGGCGGGGTAGCCAGCCGCGCCACTACGCTCGATCATCACAAAACCGTTGGTAGCACGGGCACCACTGACCCACTCGGTCGCCCACTGTACGGGCAGAGAGATGGTGTGCCACCCAGTCGATGGCGGCCTTATGGACGGCGGGTTTGCATCCGCATCGAAGTCGTTGCCCGAGATACCGCACCCGTTGGCGCCCCCAGCCCAATTCTGAACTGTATATTTTGCCTGGTTCCAGCAGGCACTGCCGGCCTGGGCGGCAGCTCCTGCCGTCCCCTCCACCCAGCTGTTGACATCAACGACATGGTAAGCGTCGATGTCTAAGTTGAGCGACGACCACCAGTAGGCGGTCATCCCAAAACCCGTGATCGTGTCGCAAGGCAGGGCGCCTGCCGCGATGCGCACCAAGCTGTTGATGCGCGACGAGTAGCCGAAATACAGGACAGTATCTCCGCCAAAATTGGAGTTGCCTGCGTTGCTCTGGATGCGGGTCTCTTCGATGTCCGTCGTCCCGCTCACTGTCACTGTCGGATCGACCCAGACAGGATAGACCGCGCTCGCCAGATCATCGGCGCTCACCTCCAGCCGGATCGTGCGGTAGGCGACGCCGCCGATGCGACGTGAATCGCCCTCGGTCATCGTGACGCCGATCTGCTGATGACCGTCAGGCCCGAGCCCTGTCGTTGCGCTGTCGTGCGCCCAGGGCGAGGGCAGGCGCAGCACCTCGGCGCCGTCGATGTCGAGCACGCGGGCGCCGCCGCCGACAAACTCCAGCGCGTGCCCGGCAGCGAGGCGCACCGAGAACTCGAAGGCGAGCGGGTGGCCTGGCGCGTGGAGGTGCAATTCCTTGGCGAGCTTGTGACGGCCGGGACGGTATACTAGGTCGGCCTGCGGCCACAGCGACGGCCAGCGCACCGCCGCGCCACCGTCCTCGATCACGGCGTCGGCGGACGTGCAGTCGAGCGCCTTGATGTTGAGCCAACACCCAGGCCGCTCGCTGATGCGGCAGCCGACCATCGCGCGGTTGCCAGCATCCATCGCATCGCGGAAGTAGCATTGCAGCGGAGCGTGGTGGCTCTGGTGCGAGAAATCGAAGGCGCCGGACCACGCGGGCGGCGCGCCCTGCGCCTGCGCCGCGCCGGGGGTGCTCGGCTGCCAGTCTTGGCCGGGCTCCCGGTAGTTGAGCCAGTTCGACACGCGGCGGCGCACTCGCCTGCCCTCGAGCGGCGTGTCTGTCCAATGCTGTGCTCGAGCGACCATTAGAGTGAGTGCATGACAAGGTTCGTCCCCGACGCCGCCACGGAAACAAACAAGGATAACTCGGGTGACCAGTCGATGCTGGCCCATCCGTTCGCTTCCGCAGCCCCCCGCCCCGTCCAGGTGATGCCGTCTGGCGAGGTCATCACGCGATAGGTGCCACTGGTCGCCACGGCAACGAACAGCGACAACTCTGGCGCCCAGACCACCTTCGACCAGGAGGAGGCCGCATCGGCAGCCGTCCGAGAGTTCCAGGTGATGCCATCGGCCGAGGTCATGACGACACCGACACCGACGGCGACGAACAGCGACAGCTCGGGGGACCAAGCAACGTCGTGCCACGGCCCAGTGATCGCCGCGTGGCCGGTCCAGGTGATTCCGTCGCTCGAGCTCATTGCATAGTACGTCGTCGCGACGCGCGCCACGGCGACGAACTCGGCCAGCTCCGGCGACCAGCAGACGCCGTGCCACTCATTCGACTCGGGCTGTGTGCGCGGCGACCAGACAGCCCCGTCGGGCGAGGTCATGATGCGGTCGGTGCTGGCGTCGCCGACAGCCACGGCTAGAGAGAGAGCAGGCGACCAGCACACCGCCTCCCACAAGCCGGACCAGCCATAGGCGTGGCTGCTCCAGGTGATGCCGTCAGCGGAGGTGAGAACAGCACTGGTGCCGACAGCGATGAACAGCGAGAGGTCGGGAGACCAGACGACGGCCTGCAACACCGCAGTCGCGGCCCGTGGCGTCCAGGTGATGCCGTCGGGCGAGGTCATGATGTGGTTCGTGCCGTTGATAGAGCACGCCGCGAACAACCGGAGCGTGGGCGACCAGGCCACCCCGTACCACTGGTTCGCCTCGGCTGCCGCGTGGGCCGTCCAGTTGCGCGTCGCCATGTTCTGCGCAACCGTTTTGGTAAGGAACACCCTGCGGATCGCCTCGTCGAGTTGCCCGTTGTCGCTCTTGTCGAGCGTAACGCCTGCGCCTTCGACGACGCCGGCGAGTTCCTCCTGCATCGCGTCGAGCCAGTCCTCGGTCATGCGGGTTGAGGCGACGCCGGCCACAGGATCGCCTTCGGTGAAGCCATCCTTGCCGGCTCCGTGCTTGTCGGCCTCTGCTGTGGCGTGGTCTATGCGGTGCATGGTTCAGTACCTTTCAGGAGTCGTCCAGATAGTTCCGTTATCGCCGACAGCGATAGCTGTTCCCGTGCCCGCGCCCATGATGCGCCGGAAGGAGACACCGCCTGTGCTCGGCGTAACATCCTCCCAGGCGATGCCGTCGGCAGACCTGTAGATCGATCCGTCCGCGAACGAGGCACAGAGATCCCCGTTGGCATCGATGCCGAGCCCCCAAGGGTCGGCACCGAAGGCGGTGGCGTGCTCCGTCCAGGTCGCCCCGTCCGGCGACGTGAGGGTGCCTGTGGATCGGATGAGCACAAACTGCGCGCCGTCCCATGCGGCGCCGCGAAACCAGGGGGAACCGGGCACCGCCGCTAGCACCTGCACCCACGTAGCTCCCCCATCAAGGGACCGCTGGATCTCGCCCTCTGAGCCGGCGGCGACGACCACAGTCCCGGTATCCACTAGGCCGACAGCGACACCCGCGTATCCAGAGGCGTAGGCACGAGCCGTCCAGATGATGCCGTCGGGTGATGTCTGCACCTCCCCCCCAGAACCGCTGGCCAAGAACCCGCCACCACTGAGAGGGATAACCCGGTAGAAGGCGCCCGCATACCCGCCGGCCGCAAAGCGAGAGGTCCAATTCACGAGGTCGGCAGAGGTCTGGATTTCGCCCGCCGAGCCGACCGCGCACCACAGTGCTAGGGCAGGCGAGTACGCCACACCCAGCAGGACACCGGCGAACCCGCCACCTACGGGACGAGGGGTCCAGGCGTCGCGATCGACGCTGGTTAAGATGGTCGGTCCCAGGCCGACGACGACGTAGGCCGTGCCGTCAGTAGCGCAACACCTGAGCGTCTCACTCACCCCACTCACAGGCTGCCACCAGGACGAGGCCTCGAATGCCGACGTGAAGATCGGCACCGTATGCGCCGGCGCGACGGCGCGCAGCGCAGCCTGCAGCGCAGCATCATCAGTGCCGATCGACGAGTACACGTGCCACGCGTGCGACCATTCGTCCTGGAAGAGAGACGCACCCGCGGCGGAGCCAGCCACGAAGGGGTCATGATACTCGCGAATGCTAATGGCGTAGCCGAGCGCAGCCGCGAGCTCGGCCATGAGGGCACGAGACGGGTCACCGTGGCCGAGTAGCCGCGCGTGCAATGCTGCGCGACGCTGGGCAGTGGTCTTTCCAGCGGCGCTGAGCCCCGCTACACGCTCCCAGTCCGCCAGCAGCTCGCTCGTGGTTCGCGGGTCGATCTCCTCGAGGAGGGCCAGCTCCCGGCTATCGACACGGTCGAACTCCTGTGCGAGCCCGTCGAGTAGCTGCGTGAGCTCGGCGTCGTCGTCACGCGGCCACGCGGGCCCCGGCGGCAGCAGCGCCTGCAGCGGCCGGAGGTATTTCGCCGGGCTCGTCATGTGAACGTCACCGTCCCGAGCACGGAGAGGTCGTAGCCGGTGCGCACCAGGTTAGCTGCTGGCGCAGCCAGCACGTGGTCGTCTTCTCCCGTGGCCAAGCTGATGGCCTCGTTGAACTGGCTCAGATAGAGCGTGCCGCGCGGGACCGACTTGCGGCGGAAGAAGTCCTCGAGCTGAGCCTCTACCTCGGCCTGTACGGCTGCCGTGTTCGGCGTAACCAACAAGGTGCAGTTCTCGGCGACGGCGGTGGGAGCGTAGACCTGCACGTCTGCCGTGACCGGTCGACGCGCGTCTAGGTATGCCTGCACCTCGGCGACCTTGGCGGCGTCCGGGATGATGCTGCCGGCCTGGTCGTCGCAGACGAACACCACAGAGACCGTGCCAGGCCCGAGGTCGACGGGGAATTGCCAGGCGCGAGTCACGCCCGCTACCTCGAGCGCCCAGTTGACATAGTCGTCCGGCCCACCCCCCTTCGGTGGCGACTGGATGCGCGACAGCAGCCGACTGAGCAGCGACGCATCCTTCTCGCGGTCGAGTCCACCGGTCAGGCCACTCGCGTCAACCACGGCCTCGCTATCGACACCGGTGACCGGAGAGACGAGGCTCAGCTTGCTGCTGGCGTCGGCATTCCCAGCAGCTCCGGCCTCGGCGGCGGTGACAGCCACAGCGCCGACGCCGGCCGCGATGGTCACGTCCGCATCTTGGACGTAGAGAGTGCCGTCGTTGCGCTGCCACTGCGTCGCCGCGGGGCAGAGTGCGCCGTTTGTGCCGGTGATGCCGGCCCCGCCCGCCGCCTTGGCCGCCGCCTTCTTTTCAAGCCCATAGATGCTAGCCCATCGCTCCGCGAAGGACGCCTCGGCCGTGTCCGGCAGGAGCTGCCGCGACAGCCACATCAGGTGGCCATGCAGCCCGTGCGCGAGTCCGGCCACGGCCTTGGCTAAGACATACTCGGTGTGCCTGCGCAGTCTCGCATCCGCGCCAGGCAACAACGTCTCGATGTCAGCCTGGATGCGGGCGATGAGCTCGGCGATTGTGGGTCTGCTAAACAAAGGGCACCTCCCAATATCCGCTCCATGCGGGCGCTATGTCACCCGGCTTGGAGATGCTCACCCGCAGGCCCAGCAGGCCGGCCGACACGAGCTCGGCAGTCGCGTCCACAGCAGCCGCCACCCCGTCGGCGAGCATCCAAGACAGCGCCTCCTTGGCGTAGCGCGCAGCGTCCGCGGCGTCTTGGCGGGTGAGCTTGCCGCGCTGAAGACGCAACAGGAACGAGCCGAGCTTGTCGCCGGCGACGTCGGGGTAGGCGTCCATCCAGCAGCCGGCGTCGCGGTCGGTGAAGAGGCTCATCGTCACGGCGCTCTCAAAGCCCTCGTCGGTGGCAAGGTTGCCGCCATCACGCACCAGGTCGGCGCGCTGCAGCTCGGTATCCCAGCGCAGGAGCAGCATCAGGCGACGCCTCCAGCCACTGTGTCACTGCCGGCGGTGACGCCAGTCAGGTCGGCATTCGTTGCCACTTCGACCATCGCCTGTTGAATCGCCACTGCAATGACCTCAGCCATTGCTGTCGCGATGGCGTCCTCGGTGGTCGGCGGTGAGCCACCGCCGAACTGCGTGACGAACGCGTTTTTTATCGCTGCCTTCATGGACGCGGTGGGTGTGGTCGTGATCGCCATGTCAGTCCGCCTTCACCAGGTCAGAGGCGACGGTGTCGAGCTGCCCGACCGGACAGCCCGTGCCGAGCGGCGAGCCGATGACACCTGGCGTCGGGCTCGGCCCAATGGTCGCCGTCGTAGTGTGGAAGTGGCCATCGAAGGCCGCCTGCAGCTTGGTGAGGCGGTCGTCACACTTGCTCGCAAGCGCCAGCGCATCCGCGGCCGCGTCGCCGCTGGTCAGGTGGATCTCCCCGCCGCGCTTGAGCAGCACCTTGAGCCCCTGGTCGTCATAGAGACAGACCTCACCCTCCTGCAGGCTCTTCGGCCGATGCCGCCGGTCCGCCACCGCGAGCACCACGCCGTGGTCGCGATTGCCTCCAATCGACAGGAAGACCACTTCCGCCTCGGCAAAGGGCACGGCCGTAAGACCGTATCGCTCGAAGTCCTCCACGTCGCTCCGGAGCTCGTCGGCGAGCAGCGCCACCTGCAGGCTCTGCAGCTTGGTGGCCGCATTCACTCGCTGCACGACGCCACGCGACACCATGAGCGCGACCCGCCGCTGCAGGGGCGCCATCATTCGGCGCACGAGGCGCATGACCTCGGTCCCGTTCACAGCCCCCAGTCCTTCTGCTGCTTCTGCCGCTTGGGCGGCAGCTTCAGCACGTCAAAGGCTTCACGACGTGTCAGCTCGAGCTGGGTCTGCGTGCCCTCATCATTGCGGAGCTGGGTGGCCGAGACGATGAGCAGCTCGGCGTCGAGTCGGAAGAATGGGTCGCGCACGCGAGCCCTCGTGTTCGGCGCCCACAGCCCCTCGGCGCACTCCCAGCCGCGAACCGTGTAGCTGTAGCGCAGGCTCTTGCCGTACCTGACATTGCGCTCCCAGTCGGCGCGCTTCTGCAACTCCACGCCCGAGGCCTCCTGCCCCTCGGCCATCACGATGGTTGGCCGGTACCGCTCGATGTCTTCGTCGACGGAGACCCGCTTGAGCGCGGCCGCGCTGCTGCCATTCAAGTTGTCGGTGCCAGCGGACTGGCCCTTGACGATGTACTGGCTGTGCCGGTCCTTCCAGCTACCCCTCCGAGCGCCGCGCACAACGTTCACGCCACGCTCGATCACAGTCTTGGTCTGGCCCTGGCCTGCGCGGGTGAGGACGAGGTCTCCCTCGCCATCGGTGGTCATCAGCACGCCGCGCATGCGGCACGCGCGGTCGAGCGCCTCGAACACTGTCTCACCATCCTGCAGCCCGAACCGTGCGAAGCGTGCGCCGAGGTCCGTCTCAGCAGTGGCGCCGATGTCGAACGGGGCGCACAGGTCTTGCGCGATTTCCAGCAAGGTGCGGTTACGGAGCTCGCCGCCCTTGCAGATAGCGGCACAGTCGACGAGGTCCCCCGTCTTCGCCCGGCCGCCCACCTGCATCGTGTGGCTCTCGGCGTCGTAGGAGATATCGGAGTCGTCGACGTAGCCCGCGATTAGGCCTCCCTTGGCCCACTCGAGCACCGCCGCCATCCCTTCGAGGATGGGCACCGGTTCGTCCTGCCCAGCCCAGCGCTCGGTGAAGCCGAGTGAGAACTTCGGCGCGAGCTGCTCGAGGCTGCGAGCGACGCTCACGCTCTGCCAGCCCTCATACCGCTGGCCAGCGATGACTAAGGAGAAGTCACCCATCGCTGAGTACCTTCAGGGTTTCGCCGCCCGGCACGAAGCACGGGTTGGAGATGTTGTTGCGTGCGATGAGCTCGGCATCCCGGGTCGCATCACCGTGGATCTGGTGAGCCAGCACGAGCGCCGGCAGGCTCTCCTGCGGCGTGTAGTCTGCCAGGCTCGGCAGCTGCGCCGCCGCGGAAGAGAGATGCTTTGCCACGGCTGCACGCAGTCGGAGCAGTGCTGCATACGTCTCGTCTGCGGCCTCCTCGGCCACGGCATCCAGGCCCTCGGCGAGCTGGTCACGAAGCGCGACCGCCTGGTCGCTGCTCTCGTACTCGAGCTGGGCCGCCACTCGTGACGCCTCGGCAAGACCTACACCGCGCAACAGGCGCACGAGCTGCACTTGGTTGGTAGCCTGCGTCTCGCCTTGCGGCGTGTCGGTCGGCACCGTGGCAAAGTCGACACCGAAGTCGGTCAAGACGGACACCGCTGAGGACAGCTGCTCGGCGCGCGTGCGATAGGTCTCAGGTCCCCCGGACCAAGCCAGAGTCGCGGCGCCGTACTGAGCAATCACAGAAGCCAACGCCGCCGGGATATCGGCGATGCGAGCGAGCACATCATGACACACGTTTGCGATGGTGGCAGCAAGCAAAGCCGGTGCGGCGGCCAGCTTCTCGGCCGTGTCAGCGAGCTCGGCGAGATCGGCCGCAAGGCTGTCAGCGGTAGCCAGGGCTGCTGCCGTCTTGCCTTCGATTTGGCGGACGGTGGCGAGCGCATCCGAGATGTGCCCGACCGCCGCGGTGTAGACTCCGTCGATTTCGCCGGCGATGCTGAGCTCGTCCTCTGCCTCGGCCGACACGGCGGCCACCGCCGCGTCAGCAGCTACCTCCACGGCTGCTTGCGTTGCCGGCGACACGGTCGGCGCAGCAGCCTCCTGTTCACCGACCTCGACGCACGTGAAGCTCAGCTGCGCAATGCCGCCCTGTTGGGTGCTCTCTGACGATCGCACCTCACCATGCACGACAACCCGCTTCTTGCCGAGGAACGGGTGAATGAGCTCGCCAGCACCGGGCTGCTCTATGGCGGTCCGCAGCTCATCACGCGCGGCCATGTAGTCCGGACCAAGCACGTACGCTTCAATGCGATGCTGGCGAGCGCGGCGGCCAAGGTCTTCGGTGTCAGGCAGGTCACGCCCAGGGTACTCGGTCAGCACCGTCCTACGGCCGAAGGTCTCCTCGGCGCCGGCGACGTAGAACGGCGCACCGCGAAACGACGCGTCCTTGAGATCGTCGAGCCAGCTCATGGTGCCGCCCACGCCAGTCCGGTATCGACATCGATGTCCATGCCGCCCTCGGACTTGAGCTCTTTCACCCTGGGCCGATTCTCACTGTCGATCTGCACCTTGAGCACGCCGCCGACGCGGATCTGGAGGACATCCCCGCCGAGAGTCTGACGAGCGGCGCCGTAGGGCAGTCCACCCCGGTTCGGCAATTGGGCTGGAGCCTGCTCCGTATCACCCGGGCCACTCGGGCCCGGGGGTTGAGCTGGAGTCTCCGCCGCATCTGAGCTGAACCAGCCGCCGACGGTAGACGCGACGCCAGCAGTAGCGTCAATGAGTGGTTGGATCTTGTCCATGATCCACGACACCGACGCATCGAAGATCTGCTTCACGCCTTCCCACAGCTCGCCGAAGAACTCCTTGATGGGCTCCCAATACTTGTAGACGAGCGCGGCAGCGGCGCCGAGTGCGATGATTGGCGGGAAGACGATGGCGAGCCCGACGGCAATACCCTTCCAGTGCTCCTTGAACCACGCGCTGATCCGGCCCCAGTTCCTATAGACGGCATACACTCCGGCCGCCAGCAGGCCGATGGCTGCGATGATAGCTAAGATCGGCCAGGCTGCCGCGAGCGTCGCCACTGCGGCGCCGCCCATCGCAACGATGTATCCTCCGATGGCGACGATGGCTCGCCGGACCATCACGGCAGACATCGACACCAGCGACGCAATGTAGGCGCCGACGGCGGTGACCCCGGCCCAGAGCGGAGCGGCGGCGGCGAGCATGCGCACACCGAAGGTCTTGAGCGCTGGCACCACCGACACCATTAGGTGATAACGCAGGGTGAAGAGCTGGAAGTTGAGGGCCTGCCAGGGGACTACCGATGCGATCACGGAGGCCGTCGTCTTGATGATGCTCGCGCCGAGCTGCCCTAGGGAGACGCCGAGCTGCACGGTCGCGGCAACGGTCTTCGCGGCCATCAAACCGGCCAAGATGAGCAGCATGTTGCGTAGGCCGCCCACCTTATCCTTGACCCACATGAAGGCATCCGCGATGTCCATGGCCGCCGCGAACACCTGATCCTTGGCGGCCCAGACCTTCTCGAAGCCCTCGCGGATCGCGTCGCCCACCTGCTTGGCCCAGACCTGCAGCTGGCCGCTCTCGGAGAGGCGGTTGACTGTCTCAAGCAGGCCGCTCAGGCGCGCCTTCATCCAGTCAAACAGGCCCGCCTGCATCACAGCCTCTGCGAACTGCGTCCAGGCGTCCTGGAGGTTGGAGATCATGCCGGGCCAGGACTTCATTTGCGCCTCGGCCGAGCCGGCTGCCTGCTTACCCATCTCAGCGAGCAGGAGCTTGATCGCCTTTTGGGTGAGTCCACCCTGCGACGAGATCTTCTGCAGCTCGGGCACCGACTTGCCTGTCGCTTTGGCGAGCAGGTCCCAAACGGGTACGCCACGCTCGATGAGCTGGAGGATCTCCTCGCCCTGCAGCTTGCCCTTGCCCCAGGCCTGCCCGACCGCCATGACGATGCCCATCAGCTTCTCTTGGTCGAAGCCGAGCTTGGCGGTCTGGTCGACGATGGCCTGCATCGACCCGTCCATCGGGTCGAGGCCGAAGTTGCGCATGCGCACGAAGGCGTCCATGACGCCGCCGAGCTGAGCTGGTGTCTTGGTCGCGAAGTTCTCGACCCAGCTCATCGAGCGCTTGGCGCCCTCTGACGAGCCCTCGATGGCCTCGAGCTGCAATCCGTACGCCTCGAACTGGGCCGCTACGTCGATGAACTGGGTCTTGAACAGCCAGCCGGCCACGCCTCCGATGGCACCGAGCTGCAGCGCCAGCTTGCCGGCCTCACCCGCGGCGGTGCTCAGACTCGGGCCAACCTTTGCGGCCGCGCTGGCCACCCGCGTAATACCGATAGCGCTGCCGTAGCCAGCAAGCGACTTACCGAGGGCGGCGGCCGGCGCCCCGGCCCGAGACACAGACTCCTTGACCCTGCGGACCGTGGCGGTTGCCCGGTCGACGGCGCTGATGACGATGCCGAGACGCAGGTCAGCCACGGGCCGAGGCCTCCTTCACGACGCGTTGAGCCTGGTCATGCCAGAACTCGAGCTCGCTGATGCGCATCCGCCAGATGGAGTCCGGCGGGAAGTGAAACACGTAAGCGACGTCGCCTACGACGTCGCGCCAGTTCCTTGGGACTTTCCCACGTAGCCGTTCACCACGTCCGAGATGCGTCCCCAGTCGCGCCCTTTGAGCTTGCGCACCGCCATCAGCGAGAGGCCCGAGAGCTCCGCGATGAGGCGGTTCGTCGAGCTCACTTGGCCCTTGGATTCGTCCATCACCTCGAGCTCACCGGCGGTGGGCTCGTGCACCGTGACCTCGGTGATGGTCTTCTTGGCGTGCTCGATCGGGGACTCGAGCGCGATGGTGGTCGTGCCGTCAGGGTTGACGGCCACTTGACCGGGCTCACACACGGGCTGCTCACTCACGTCTCACTCCTGTACAGCGCTGCTGCGCCGAAGATAGCCGAGGCCTACTGCTTCTCGGCCGGGTTGCCTTGCATCTCGAACTCGACCTCGCCGCCGCCGGAGACGACCACCGGCTTGCTGGTCGACGCATTGGAGACCAGCCAGCGCACGCCGGTGTCGGTCTCCACGATGACGTTGACGCCGTCGTAGCCGTTGAGCTCCTCGGTGTCGGTGTCGGCCATATGAACGAGGGTCGCGCTGATGACGGCCGGCTTGGGCGTCTGCGAAAAGCCGACCACGCGCCCGCCGACCATATGCGGCGTACGCTCCCAGCCGCCGGTGTCGATCTTGCCGGTCTGCTCTTTCACTCGCAGCTTGGAGCTGCCGACCCTGATGCTGATAATGCCGGTGACGCTGGGCATGACTCACTCTCCTCAGAGCAGGAACTGCAGCTGGAAGGCGCCAACGCGGAAGCCGTTGACGAGGTTGGGGACGAGCTGGCCGTCGAGGCGCGAGGTATCGGTCGCGCTGCGCTCGATGAGCAGATCGGTCTTGAATTGCTCGTAACCCTCGAGCCGGCCGTCGCGGACCCACGTCTCCCGGGCCAGTGCCAAGATCTCGGCGCGCGCTACCGAGGGTGTCATGATCGGCTGGCCAGGCGCGAAGTCGGTGCCGTCATCGGCGAGCTTGTGCCGCGGGTAGCGCAGCCTGAACAGGTCGCGCACGTCGCCGCGCATGCTCGACAGCGTATGCACCGTCGTGACATCGAGGTAGCTCGGATCATCCACCCCCAGCGGGTTCTTCTGATAGGTGGTGATGAGCCGCTCGACCCGGCACTTGCCGCCCGAGTCGGCGGTGAACGTGGCGATGCCGTCGAAGAGCAGCACGTTGCGCTCGGTCGCCGTCCAGCGGTCCGCGTGCGCGGGCGCCAGCATGCCGACGAGCTCGAGCGTCTGACGCGGGCGGGCAGGGTCCGACTCACTCAAATCGATGGCCGCAGTGATCGCGGCCACCTCGGCCGGGTGAGTCGGCGACGAGTTACACGGCATGATGAGGTTGAACTCGCTGTTGCGGCCGTTGCCTAAGGTGGTCATGGTCGCCTGGCTGCCGTTCGCCGCGGTGTAGGCCATGCCCCGCAACTCGACAGTGGGGTCCCACCGGCGGTCCATCTCCGCCTCGATGAGCGTGAGGTCCGCCGCCACCGCATAGGGCTGCACGATGGCGTGGGCTGGCATGTCGCCCAGGGCCGTAATTGCGCTGGCCAAGCCCGGGTCGGTGGCGCCGCCAGTCATCGCGGTGATAGTTGCGGTGATGCCGGCCGGGAGCTTCTCGCCCTCGTAGTAGGAGAGGCGTAGGTCGATGGCGTCACCGAGCGTGCCCTTGTGGCGCGCGGTGACGTTGAGCTGCTCCGGAGTGACCCCGTCGACCGCAGCAGTTGCCGCCGAGTCGGTCTTGAGCGCCACCGCTGCTGCCGCCGCCGTCGCCACCGCCGCCGCCGCGTCACCCTTGGCGACCGCAACGGTGATCCGCTGGCCGGCGAGATACAGACAGACAGTCCCGGCCTCGGTGGCCGTGCCGGCGAAGAGCACGCTACCAGCCGCAGCGCTACCCCCAGCATCATCGTCCAGGGCGATGGCCCAGAGCTCGGCGTACTTGTTGGCCGCCCGGAACGCCTTGCAGGCGCGGGCGAGCTGCGAGCCGCGCCCCCAGTAGCTGTCGGCCAGGGCGTCGCTCGAGATGAGCTTCAGCACGCCGGCGGCGACAGTGCCGGCGGCTAACCGCTGCCCGATGACGACTGCGACCTTGGGCGACGAGCTGCTCTTGACCGCGCGCGAGTTGTCGTGCTCGACCATGAAGGCCGGCGTGCGCAGGTTGTCCGGGATCTGGTTGAACGGGATCGTCATCAGGCATCACCTTTCGGCGGCTTGGGGGCAGTCTTGCTGGCAGGCGGTCGCTGCGGCTTGGACTCGAGGACGTCGCCGACCTTAACGCGGCGCAGCCAGTAGCTGGTCTTCGGCTTCCAGGCTCCCTCGCCGGGCAGCAGCTCGAGGGTGCGGTCGTCGCGCACCTTCAGGCCGGGTGCGGGCACTATGTAGATCTTGTCCTCGGTCATGCTTGCTCCAGTGTGACTTCGGTGATGGCGGCCGTGTCGTTGGGGTCAACGACGCCGTCGCGGTCGATATCGAGCTCGGCGTGGAAGGTGACGAAGTCGGCCAGGCTGTCGATGTCGACGTTGGGGTCGAGGTCCAGGCCCTGGTGCCAGGTGACGAGCCAGATGGCCACGCCACTCGCGTCGGCGCCGGCCGAGTAGAGATTGTTGGCGGCGAGGTCGGTTGCGCGGTGCACGTCGGACAGGCTCCAGCGCGCGCCGGGAATGAGCTTGGCGAGCTCGGTAGTGAGAGCGACGGCCTCGTCATCGCGCTTGTCGGGCCGGGCACCACCGGTGACGACGAACGCGCCCCACTTCACGACGAGCCGGACCTGGCCGGAGTCGGCAGCGATGGACGGGAACCCCATGCACACGACCATCACCGCCGGCGGCGCTCTGAACTCGGTGATGCGCAGCTCGTCGGGATCGATCTCACCGTGGTACGCCTCGCACGTGCGCAAGGTGGTGAGCTTTGCGGCAATCCCCGCCACGATGGCGGCGCGCATGGCCAGCGGCGTCGCCATCAGAAGTCCTCCAGCGTCTCGCTCGTGAAGAGGCGGTTGGGCGCAGTGGTGGACGTGGGCAGCGCGGCGGCTGGTCCGCTGCCGGGGGCTGGCGCTTCCTGCTGAGCATCGAGATCGAGGTGCGCCTTGCCGGTGGAGACATCGCGCAGGAAGCGCACCGCATCCTCGTAGGCCTCGCGCACGGCCTCCTGCGGCCGCCCCTGCCCCTGATACAGGCGATAGCGTGCCAGGTCGCACGCGAGGCGCACGAGCACCGTGGGCGTGGTCGTGAGAGGGAGCTTGTAGCGGCCGGCGAGGTAGCTGTCGATCTCGCCGTCCGCGTCAGCCAGCGCGCCAGCCAGCACTATCGCGTTGATGGCGTCGGTGTTGTCGCGGTCGGTCAGGTCGATGAGCTCCTGCTCACCGAACCGGTCGACCATGTTCTGCTGGGTGGCGTACGTCACGCTCGTCTACTCCCTGGTCGGCCACTGCCACTCGCCGACACCGTCTCCACACGTGCGGCTCGTCGCCCAGTGGAGGCCGCTCACCACCTCGTGGTGACCGACGTACTTGGCGTCATTCGTCCCGTCGATGAAGACCTGCAAGTTGGAGCAGCCGTTCTCCTCGCTCCAAACCTGGACGATGACCGCTGGTCGCACGACATCCTCGGCGAGCCGATAGAGAACCGTCCGGCCGACTGTAACGCGCTGACCCATGTCAGCCCTCCTCGTTGCGCGGCGCGATTGCGCCCAGCGCCAGCAGCGGTTCGGCGTCCTCATCACTGATGCGCAGGGTCTTGCCGGCAGTGTGGCGCTTGCCGCCGTGCTTCACCTGCCACTGCACATCGTAGACCCGCCACCCGGGCTCGGGCGTGCCCGGCTGCGGTGCAGCGGCCGGCGAGTTGACTGCGGGCTGCTTCTTCTTCGACATCGAATCTCCCTCGAGTGTGGGGCCAGCCCAGCGCCCGTGCTGCCGAGCTGGCCCCGGTTCTGCCCCCCGCTTGCACGGGGCTCAGTGTGCGGGCCTAGGCGGCCCTGCCGTAGATCAGGCGACCGCGTCGGCGATGAAGTAGCCGAGGTCGGACGCCGAGATGACCTCCTTGACCGACTCGCCCACGCGGACTCGCTGGCCACCGCGCAGGCCGATGTTGGAGTCGGCCGTCGCTCCGGCGATCCTGCCGCCGAACTGCGCCGTGAGCCCGAACGTGGTGCCACGGTCAGCGCTCGCCAGGCTGTCGCGATAGATGAACGACGCGTGCTTGCCCCAGACCCGGCCCAAGCTCACGGTCTGGCCCTTCTTCGCGCCATTGAGCCACGCCTCGCCAACGAGGATCTCCTCGAGCTCGAAGAGGTCGGCGACGGCCTTGCGTGTCGCGATGCCAGCATCCATCAGCGAGCCGTAGATCGCCTTGAGGATCTTGGGGTGGCGCTTCAGGGAGCTCCACACCGCCTGACCGACGATGCCGATGGTCGGCCGCATCACCGGCACGTCGAGCGCGACCGAGATGTCCTCCACCGGGTCGGAGTTGGCGTAGTCCGACCACTGATCCGTACCGGTCAACGCCGTCTTGTTGGCGCTGGGGTAGGTGGCTGCGGCGAAGACGAGGTCAGCGGCGCGCTTCTCGCGGTCGAGCAAGATGAGGTCCGTCAGGCCCTCGGTGGCGCGGCCGAGCGGGTTGTAGTTGGGCGGCGCGTTGTCGATGTCGGCCTGCGGCACCGGATCGTCCAGGCCATAATCGACGGTTGAGTCCGTCACCTCGCTCGCGGAGAAGTCGACCTCGTTGGGCCGTCCCTTCCGACCGACCTTGGTGTCCGGCACGGTGAAGCCGTCGGCCAGGGTGTGCTTGAGGTACTTGAACTCCTGCTTGCCAACCTGGGCGCGGGGCAGGACCTGGTCGGCGATGAGCTTGCGGTTGCGGTAGGCGATGGCCACCGCGGTCAGCTCGGCCTGGATCGGGAACGGTGCGTTACTCATGCGGTCCTCATGCTCGCCTCGGCGAGCTGTTGGGTGGGACCAGCTGGTCCCACTTCAGGAGGAGGTCAGCGACCCTCTCAGGCCTCGATATCGAGCGTCAGCAGCGCGCCGACATTGGCGGTGTTGGCGCCCGCGATGGTGGCTTCGATGACGTCACCGGCGGCGACGACGTTCGCGGCGGTCGGCGCCGCGCTGTCGACGTCGCCGGCGGCAGACCCGGACTCCGCGATGGTGATCACACCGCCCGTAACCGGAGTGCCGTTGATCGACAGAGTGATCGTGGCGTCGCCGGTGGCGAGAGCGGCGGCCAGCGCCGACCAGACCTTCTTGATGGTGCCGGCCACCGGCGTAACCACCCGGTACACAGCCGCCGAGGCTGCCTGCAGGTCGGCAGCGAGCATCGTGAGCGGCGTCTTCTGCACGACCTCCACGTCGGCAGGCGCGATCCGCACCACGCCGATGTCGCCGGAGACGCCGGAGACGTGGGCAGTGCCGACCGTCTTGCAGTGGATCCCGGCCGGTGCAGCGATGGCCTTGCCGTTGGCGTCGGACGTGAGCCGGTCGCCGCGGGTCACCGTGCCGCCGTACTCCACCTCGGCCAGGCCGTGCGTGTGCACGTCGACTCGGCCGCCGGCGGTGGCTTGGCCGAGCTCCCCGGTGACGCCGAGCATCGCGGCCGACACGCCGTCGGCGTGCAACACCTTGCCGTCCGCCGTGCCGTACTTGACGATGCGCCGCGCAGTGACCGCCGCCTCGGCGAGGAAGTTCTTGGTGAGCAAAGGATTCATCATCTCTCCCGCCCCGGCTGGGGGCCGTTGACTCGGTTAGCGGCTCGTCACGTGGCGCACGGCGTCGCTCACGCGGACCTCGATGCCGGCCTTGGCTTGCTCCTGCTGGTAGCGCTGAGCGGCCTCGGCGATGGCGCCGGGGTTGTCGAGCACCACACCGCCCGCGGCGGCGGAGCGCTCGGCGAAGTCGACCTGCTGGGGCAGCCGACCGAGCCAGCCGCGGAACCACTCGGCCGCCGGCTTGCTCACGGTCTCGTCGCCCTCGGCGAACTCGACCACCGAGCCGGCCTCGAGCCCGGCCATGAACTCAACGAGCGGCGCCTTGTCGGCCGGCAGCACGCGGGCGCCGTCCTTCACGAGGCCCTCGACGAACTCGGCGAGCTCGGCGCGCTGGCGCTTGGCCTCGGCTGCGGTCAGGGTCTGCTCGCGCTCGGAGAACTCGGCTTGCTGCTGGGCCACCTCGGCCTGCTTAGCAGCGACTTCCGCCTCGCGTTGCTTGAGTGCCTCTTCACGAGCGGCCAGCTCCTTCACTTCCATGTCGTCTCCTGAGCCGTCCGGCTCGCTGAAGGTTGGGGAGGGAGGCTCTGCCCGAGCGGCCTCATCTTCGAGCAACCGGACGTCCCACGGCGGAACCGCGCGGTCGGCCTCGTCTTGGCCGAACTTGCCAAGAAGCCACTCGCGCAGCCCACGCCAGAGCCCGGCCTGAGCGCGGTCGACTGGCATCGAGAACTCGACCACGCCGTCATCGTCGGCACTGTCGGCAAAGGTCACGTCGCGCAGCCCCTTCACAGAGGGAGCGGCGCCGCCCAGGAACCCGACATGGCGGAGGTAGTAGACCCCGGGCTTCGGGTTCGTTGCCGCGCCGGGCATGTAGAAGGACGCGGACACCTTCTTGTAGCGACCCGCACGCACGGCCTCGACGAACTCGGCGTCCACCTGATGCGCATGCGCGCTCAGGCGGTCTGCGTCATGCTCGAGCTTGCGCACCCACCCGAACGCCGGAGCGTTCGTCCGCGGGTGGCCCACTACTATAGGAGCCTCGGACAGGCTCGGGTCATAGGCGTCGGCTGCCGCCGCCAAGTCCGACTCGGAGAAGTCGAGCACCGGGCCGTTGCCGGCCCGGTGACGACCTGTCCGGAAGATCTCGATAGCGGCTGTGGCAGGTCCGACGCTCATTGCCCGGCCAAAATGCCAGGTCTCGAGCTACGCGGTCAGACTGAAAGGTTTCAGGGGGGCCGACCAGGGCGGTCGAGGAGCTGCGAACGAGACGACTGTACTCGATCCAGCCTGGGTTGGGTAGCCGGATCCGGCTGCTTTCCGTTTCAGGGGGGGCAGGGCCGTCCAAGACCCGGCGCCTGACCCATTGAAAGGGTATTGAAAAACGACGCTCGCCGGCTTCGAGTACCCTGGTGGCCAACCGGCCCTGAAAACGGCTGAGAACGACTCCTGGACGCTAAATCCGGAGGCATGCATCGGCGGCCTACTGGCGAGGCTTCAGCGCCCGCTCGAGGTGCTCGTGCACAAGCATGAGGATCTCACGGACATCGGCCGAGCTCAGGCCGAGGTACGGCCGGGCCGGGATCTTGAGCTCGCGCGCACCGATGCTGGCGAACGCCACGCGGATGGACTTCGCCTTGCTGCGCCGGGCCGCGCTGCGGCTCATCAGGCGCCCGCCACGCTTGAACGCCATCACCTGCGTGCGCGCCTTCTGCTTCACCTTGCCGCCGAGCTGATGGATGGCGGCATAGATGACGTTGGTGCCAACCTCCACGCCGTCTCGAGCTGCCTTGTAGACGATGCTCCGCCGGAGCCGCCTCCGCTCGGTGAGGATCTTGTTGCCCCGCTTGCGCTTCTTGGTACGTGCCGAGAGCGGCTTCCAGCGTTTGCCGTCCGGGTCCACCTGGGCGGCGAAGCGTCCCTCGACAGAGCGCAGCAGGGCCTCGCCGATGTCCTTGAACACCGGGCTCAGATTGTCGACCTGGCGGCCGAGGTTGCGGAAGGCGGTCTTCACCCCCCGGTCATCCCACCTCACCCGGATGTTGACGCCTGCCATGCTCGGTCCCTACAATATGTCTAACTTCGGGGGCTGGCTGGGCCGCGATCCCAATAGCCAGTTACTCCGGGTCCACGTGAATCGCGGTCGCGTGAGATCCTATCGCTAGCGGCCAAACAGCAGCTTACCTTGCCGCTGTCCCTTGAAGTAGGCCAGCCTAGATGGGTAGGCAGTCCAGGCCTCTAATTGGCCGCGCACCGCCTGAACGATCACGATCATGCCTTTGGAGCCGCTGCCGAGCTCCTGGTAACCCTTGATGTACCGATAGCGCAGCGCCACCTGACCGCTCTTCCGGTGCCGCTCGAACGATAGCCAGACCTCATATGGCCTCTCGATCACGTCCTGCATTACGGGCAGAAAGCGCGCTCGGTCGAGCTGGTGAAAGTGCCGCGCGAACGACTCCGCGCTGACATGCACCTCATGCCTGAGCTTGCCGCCGGAGAAGGTATAGGTCCGCTCCTTTCCGCCCAGGATCTGCTCCAGCACCGGCCGTAACTGCGCCCGCGACTCGGCCCGGGTAGGCGTGAAGGCCGGAGCCCGCTCGAGCGGAAATTTCACGGGGCGCCCCTCCGACTGCCAATCTCCGGATGTAAGCCGCTCCCAACCAGCGCCTTCGTCGGCCCGCCAGGCCGACATCACCTGATCGGCCTGAGGGCCACCCCACGCCGCCTCGCCCGGGTTGTAGGCCCACCCAGCATCGATGCCGTTGGGCACCACCCGCTTGTTGTCGGGGTCCTTCCTGTCCTGCCACACGTAAGTACCGTCGTCGGGCGGCGTGTCTGGCCCCGACTTGCCCAGCGCCTTCAGGTCTCGCTCACCGAGCGAGAAGACGGTGCATGTTCACCCCCAGCCGTTAGGCGGGTAGTGCTCGCGCCACCACGGGTGATCGGCCAGCAGCACGCGGCCGTTCCATGAGAGGTGCAGCTCACGAGGATGGATGCTATCGCCGTGCACGTACTGGAGGTAAGGGCGCACCGCGAGCAACTCGGGATCCGTCTGCTGCTTGTACCGGCCGCTCTGGTAGGCGGTGCGTATGTTGGTGTCGTAGATGACGCGACTGCGCCAGTCCCGCCCGCCCTTGTAGCTCCACCCGTGCTTCGCGACGATGGCGTCGAAGTCGCGGCGGAAGTCTGCGATCGTGATGCCGTCGGCGATAGCGCGGTCGACAGCCGTCCGGAAGTCGGCGAGCAACTCGTCCTTCGTCGCCCCAGCCACGACGAAAGCCCGCGCGTGCATCCCCTCCCACAGGTCGGTCCAGCGCTCCGTGGGCAAGTTGACCTTGCCACGGAAGTACTCAATCGCTTCGTCGAACGGCAGGGAGATGGGGGCGGCGGGCATCGCTAGTCGCCCTGGCTCTCGTCGACCACCTCAGCCCGGCCGGCGAGCTCGGCCGCGACAAACGCGCGCTGCATCAAGTTGCCGAGCTGCGCCGGGTCCATCGCCCCGTACAGCTCGAGCAGGCCGTCGCGCACTTCCTCCATGCTCGCCGCCTTGGCGACGAGCTCACGCACCTGGTCGACCATGCCGTCGAGCACCGTGCCGGCGGCGTCGCTGAGCTTTGCCGTGAGGCGCTCCGGCGCATCGCTAGGCTGCCGCTCCGCGAACTGCGCTGCAGCCGGTTGTATGCCCGGCGGTGTCGCACCCGGCACCGCTGGCGCCTCGGGAGCAGCCTGTTGCTGTACCGGCTCCCACTCGCCGCCGTAGGTCTCCTGCAGGTGCGCGAGCGGCCGGCGGTAGCCGGTCTCGTACACGAGCTTGTCGCGCTCGGCCTCGGACTTCAGGTCGGGTTCATCCTCGATCTTGCGCCACACCTGAGGCACGGCTGCCCCGGGGAAGTTCCACTCGGTCAACCAACGCACCGGGCCCTCGGTGAAGCTGCGGCAGACGAGGTCGGCGTCGGACTTCACCACGTCCTGCCGCACGTCCATGTGCACATCGGCCTGTGACTTGGACGACCCGTCGTCGGTGGTCATCGTCTGCGACAGCACGATCTTCGAGATCTCGGCGTCGATGTACTTGAGGAACGTGCGCTGATCGATATTGCCCGACCGCTGCGCCTCGAGCAGCCGCACGATCATGCCCTGCGGGATGATGATCCCGGCGTCGGTCTGGATGGCCTGCAGGGCGGCGAGCAGCCGGTCCTTCTCCGGGTCGGTCGCATTCGCCGGATACTCGCCGACCGCGGTGGGTGTGCCGAACTTCTCGAGGAAGATGAGCCAGAACTTGAGCCCGTTGCGTTTGAAGAACACCGGCCAGTACAGCCAGTGCGCGAGGCCCCGGCCGTAGGGCTCGTCGTCGTTGTCGGCGCCGGTGCAGAAGACCCAGAACTTGCGATCCGGGAGCGCTTCACCTTGCGGGTTGGCTGTCGTCAGCAGTCGCAGACTCTCGTCTCCAGCGAACTTGAAACGGCGCCGGTTGCGCACCTTCACCTTGTCGAGCACGACCTGGGCGCCGTCGCGCGCCCACAGGCACTCGGCGACCGCGTATCCGTAGAAGATGCCGTAGAGCATCTTGTTGGTGACCGCGTCCCAAGCGATGCTGCCGAGCATCTCGCGAATCGCGTCGGCTGCCTTCTGGTCGAGGCGCTTCTTGCCGCCCGGCTCGACCATCCACTCGCGCGCGACGACTGCGCCTCTCCTCTGTTGGAAGGTCGAGTGCACCTGGCCGTCGCGCAGGATCTCCTCGTACACGCGCAGGTCACCGCCGCCGCGCCCCATCAGCACCGTGTCTTGCGGCTGCAGCAGCTCGAGCGGGCTGACGAAGCCGCGTGTGATGTCGCGGCCGTCGCGAGTCGTAGCCACCTCGTTCATGTCGGGCGCGGCCTCGGCGAACGACACGGACTCAGGAACGAGCAGGCCAGCAGGTGTCGAGCGCATGCGCATGTCAGAACCCTCGAAAGTCGTTGCCACCCGAGATGGAACCGAAGCCGCGGTCGGGCAGCACAGCGGCGCTGCCACCCAGAGCATCCGCCGCGCGCCCCGCGCCAAGCGCCTGGAAATCGATCGACACCGCAGGATCCTTTGCCGCGTACGTGGCGAGGAAGCCGGCCCATGCTCTATCGGCGTGCCCTTGTGAGTCGGACTCGGCGACGAACCGCGGCGCGCCGGTGGGGCTCGTGACCTTCTTGAGCTTGTGCAAGTCGGCGCGCAGCCGCACGTCGCCCATGGGGATGCGAATCTTGCGGTCCTCGAACGCTTCCTTGCCGACCGTGGCGAGCAGCTGCTTGCTCGCCCCGTTGAAGAGCACGCCCTCGACGCGGTGCTCACCATACCGCCGCTTGGCATCCTCCACCGGCTTCTCACCCATGCCGGTCTGATCCATGGCGAGCCTCGCCACCTTGTAGCGCGCGAACAGCTCGTCCATGGTGGCATCCTGGGTGGCGAAGCTCGCGCCCTTGAGCACGCGGATCTCACGCGTCCAGAGGACGTCGCCGACGAGCTCGAGCACCCAGGCCACCCACAGGTCGCCGCGGATGGCGATGTCGTTGCCGATGAAGACGAGGCCGCCCTGGTAGAGCTCGGGCTGTCCGGCCGCCTCGTGCTCCACCGAGCTGATGAGGTCGTACGGCAGCCAGGCCGAGGCCTCGTCGAGCCACTTGAGCTCGTACTCCTGGGCCCAGGCGTCGTCGTCGGCGATGCCACGCCGGAGCTCGTCGATGTCACGGTCCAGGCCGTCACCGACAGCCTGGTAGATGTCGGTCGTGTGCCGGCTCCAGACGGGATCACCACCTGTCATTAGGTCATAAAACTTGTTGCCCTTGCCGTTCGGTGTCGACACGACTCTGAGCTTGAGGCCGCGCTTCGAGATGACCGGGAAGAGCGCTTGCCAGATCTTGCGGCTGTCGGCGTGGAACGCGAACTCGTCGAGCAGCACGTTGGCGCTGAACCCACGCGCGGTGTCTGGGTTCGCCGGCAAAGCCGTGATGCGGGAGCCGTGCGGCAGGACGATCTCCACTGCCTTGATGTTCGGGTCCCAGTCGTACTCGAGGTACTTGAACGCCAGGCTGTACGCCTTCAGGTGGAGCTTCACACCCTCTTCCATCGCCTCGCGCGCCTGGCGCTCGCCACGCGAGAGAATGACCCAGCGCCGGCGCGAGCCGATGGCCTCTGCATCGAGGCAGTCGTCAACGAGCTCCGAGGTGCAGGTGAACGTCTTCCCGCACTGGCGGGACATCATCCAGATCTTGAACCGGGCGTGGTCGTTCTTCCACCGCCGCTGGTACGGGTAGAAGTTGATGACCGGCGCGTTGCTCATTCCTCACCGAAGAGCTGGCGGCGCACCTCTTTCAGGGTCTCCGGATCGAGCTTGGTCTTGCCGGCGCTGGCGTCCGTCTCGAGTGCAGACAGCTTCTGCTGCATCTTGTCGCGGTACTCGGTGCCCCAGCGCTTCTGCATGACGCTCGCCCGCGACAGGTCGGCCATCGCCCTGGCCAATGAGCTGAGCGTCTTCGGGTCGATCTCCTCCTCGACCGCGAGCTGGAAGATCTTCCCCTGCAAGAGCTGCAGGCCCACATCGTTGACGGCGCCCTCGTCGTCACCGAGCTGGCCGCGTACGCTACGGGCGAAGTGCGTCACCTCGCGAAGGACTTCGACCTTCTCCTTCCAGTTCTTGGCGAAGCGAAAGAGGCCCGTCTTGGAAACGCGCACCTCGATGCCGTGTTCCTCTGCCCAGGTGTTGAACTCGTCGGTGATCTCGACGAAGCGCGAGAAGTTCGTCTCCTCGAGCTTGGCCTTGAGCCAGTCCCTGGCCTCGGCCGGCATCTGGTCGATGATGCTGCGCGCCGGCATCTCACCACCTCGGCGGACGGGCGATCCCTGGGAACACGTCGACGGTGTACTCGACCAAGTCCACGCCATAGTGGGTCAGCTCGGCCGTCCAGGTCGGCGTTTGCTCGCCATGCACGGTAACGAGCTTACGGTCGCGGAGATAGTCGAGCTCGCGACGCAGCTCGGTCTGCGTGAGTGCGACTTCGGCGTCGTTCAGAGCGAGCAGGATCAACTGCTCGTTGACCCGCCCCGGCCGCCCCGCATCGAGTACCTTCAGGATGCGCCAGCGCGCGACTTCACGCTTGGCCTTCTCGAGCACGTCGAGATTGCTCATAGACTCTCTCCGTCAGCCTGGACAGCGCCTCACGCAGCGCGTCCAGCTTCGCGTCGATGACGGACCCGAAGCGGATCCAGTCCTCTCTCTGCACGTACTTCTCCGGAAGCTCGGCGCGCAGGCGCAGCACGTCGCGCTCGAGCTCGCTGTGCGCGCGCTCCACCTTAGTCGCGTAGTCGCGATGTTCCTTCTCGACCTTGGCCACGCGTCCATCGATCTCGCGCAGGTAGCGGTCGAGCATCACCTTGAGAGCCCACAGGAAGATGCCGCTCCACACCACGATCATGCCGACCATCACGCCGGCGATAGCCCAGCTCACCGCCGCCCCCTCTCGCGCTGCGTCTGACAGCGCCAGCAACGCACTGCCGCCGGTGCCCGTTCCAGGCGTGCCGCCGGGATCGGCTCTTCGCAGTCGAGACACACGCGCCGCCCGTCGACATAGAGCCCGGGCTCCACCGGGCGCGAACGCGCCTGGTGCAGGGCGCGCTTGCGGTCCGCCTCCTCTACCTCGAGGGCTCGATCGCCCAAGTCCATCACCACTCCAGCCGCAGCCCACCGGCTGCTCCGTATTGCATCCGCCATCCGCTCGCGCGGTCGGCGCCCGCCCAGCCAGTGCCGTAGGCTGATACCGCAGGCGTCAGCCGGTGGACGTACTCCAGTCCGGCCCCCGCCGAGCTGGGCAGCAGGTAGGCCGACAGGTCGAGTCGGCCACTGCCGGGCTGTAGCCTGCCGGCGCCGTCTAGCCCTGCTGCTACGACGCCGGCGACTGAGGGCCCGCGGACGTCGTGACCGAGCTCGCGGCGGCCGCACTCATAAACAGCGGCAGATGGGCCGAAGCGACGAGCGCCTTCGCGGACGGGATCTGCTCTTCGATCTTCGCGTCCAGGAGGTTCTGCGCATCCATGCCGGTCAGGCCGGCTGCCCGCAGGCGGCCGAGGGTCTGGGCGAGCAGCTCGTTCAACATCGTCTGCTTGAGCTTGGCGAGCGTAGCTTGGTACTCGTGCTTCGTGATCGTGCCGTCCGCGAGAGCAGCCTTGAGGTCCGCCACCGTCGTCGCCTGCGCCTTCGTGACGAATGCGCGCACGAGGTCCGACGCGTAGATCAGCGCGGACTGGAGGAGCTGGTTGTCCGTCGCGGCCTGCACCCACTGCGGTGCTTTGAGCTTCCATATCGCGAGCACGACCACCAGCACTGCGCCGGCGAGCTCGAGGAGCTGCGGCCCGACTTGCTGCCAGAAGAGCACCCCGAGCGATGGGGCAGCATCGGCGGCGCCCGTGGCTGCGTCGGCGGCGAGCCCCACCGCGGGCATGATGAAGATGAGCGAGGCGAGCACCGCGAAGCACGCGATGCCGACGCCACAGATGGAGCGGACGTGTCGGCGAACCCAGTTCATTGGATGTCCTCCTCGGACGGATAGATGTGGTCAGCGTGCGGCTCCATGCCGCGCGCCAGCCATTGAGCTACGGAGAAGTTCGGGCAGGTCTTGCGCGAGTCGAGGTCGCAGTGTCCGAAGACGCGCAGCCCGGGCCAGCGGCGCAGGAAGATCTCGGTTTCGAGACGAAGAGAATCCCACTGCGCCAGCGTGAACCTGTCGCGCCCGACCAGGCAGACACCGATCGTGGTCGTGTTGTGGCCGAGGACATGAGCCCCGACCTCGTCCAGTGAGCGGCCCTCGAACGCCGCGCCTCTCACTGCATAGAGGCGGTGATACCCGAAGTGGAGAAGGTGTGGCTGATGGAATTTGGCTATATAAAAATCCCTCCGAAAGCCACGCAGCCGGTGCCATTCGTCGACATCCCAGATCGACACGGGCTGACCATTCGGCGAGTCCGAGCAGTGAATGACGAGCGTGTCGACGATGTCAGGCCGGCGGTACACTCGGGCGAGACTAGGTGGTCTCAGCGCAGTCGGTCAGACTGAAAGTCTTCAGGGGGTCAGAGAAGCTGGAGCTGGCGGGAGTCGGACGACGAGGACGACGCGAGGATATACCACACGTTGCGCTCTGTCATGCGGAAGGCGCGGGCCAGCGCCGGCCCACTCTCGCCGGCGGCGTGACGAGTGCGGATTCGCTCGTCACGCTCGGCGCGCATGAGCGCCGCGCATCGTGGGAGCTTGACGTACTCGCTCGGCCAGCGGCGGGCGAGCAGCTGCGCGGCCTCGAGCCCGATGAGCTTGACCAGTGGGTGGTCTGCAGGAGGAGCTGCCGGCACGTAGACGTGTGTACCGCCATAGTGATCCACGAGCTGCAGAGCGGCGGTGATGCCGATCAGCTCGTCGAGCTCGCGGATCTTGGGCGGCAGCAAGCTCACTGCGTCCGCCTGCCATGGCGCGCGGCGTCGCGCGTGAGTGCAGCGATGATGCCTCGCAGCTGATCGGCCTTGCACCAGGCGGTGCGGTCGACGCTGTACATCCGCTTGGCCAGCGCATCGGCGTAGGACCACGGGCGACCAGCCTCGGCGAGCAGCGCTTCGACCTTCCGCAGCAGCGGACCGGTCTCGGGATTCTCGGTGTTGTGGGGTCGTCCGGGGTAGCGGTGACGCGCGCGGCCCCCGAGCCGAGCGAGGTGGTCGAGCACCCTGGCCCGACCGGCAGCATCGAGGTCGGCCGCGGAAGTCACGCCGGCCACCTCATGCAACATCGCGCGGTAGGTCTCCTCGTCGAGGCCGAGCTGGCGCCAGGCCACCGCGTGGATCTTGGCCAACTCGCGCGTGCGGCGTGCATCACTCATGCGCGTCTCGCTTGTCCCAACTACCAAACACGCGCCCGCCCTCGTACGCGCGTTCCAGGGCCTCGCGCAGGCACATCGAGCACTCGGCTGCCCTACCGTCAAACGGATGCATGACGCACTGGCCATGGAGGAGCTGATCGATGAGCTCGTCGATGGAGTCGCAGCGCTCGAGGCCGGTGCAACTACGGCGCAGCGACGACGCCCAGGGCCCACCCATCACATCTCGAGGCAGGTAGTTCGGTCGATAGCTCATCGCGTGCTCTCCCCCCTGGGATACGCCTCATCGAGCGCGCGGTCCCAGGCCCGCGAGGCTTTCTCGTGGTCGTCGGCAGCCTGGTAGTAGCGCACCTGCCCGCGAGGCGAGGTGTCGTAGGCGTACGCTTGCATGCGCGCGCTCGCGTCGAGCATGCGCTGCTTGGCCTGCTCGAGCTTCGCCTCACCGCGCAAGCGGCGCAGTCGGCCGAGCTCGATGTCCGGGTAGAACGCCATGATCGAGCGATCCATGACCCACGCGATGAGGGTCTCCTTGTCGCAGCGGCGCAGCTCGCGCTTAATGTCGAGGCGTGTCATCGCAGCTCCTCGTCGTGACATGGGCACGCGCCCTCGCACGAGCACCCCGGCATGCTCGAATCCCAATCCTCGCGCTCGCGCAGATCATAGCAGTCGCAGGTCGCCGGCGGCGGGGCGCCGAGCACGCGCCGCGCCTCAGGGCAGCGCCCGCACTGGCAGCCCTCGGCGTGCCAGTTCGCCCGGGCCCACGTCAGCCACTCTGCTGCCTGTTGCCGTGTCATCAGACCGCCTCGCTCAGTGCGCCGCAGGGGATGACGCACTGGCCGATGCCGGCGAACACATCGACGAAGCGTCGCACCTCCGCCCCGAAGTAGACGATCGCACTCGACTGCGTGGGCTGGTCACGCTTCGGAGTGCCGCGCGGCGCGCGAAACTTCAGGCGGCGATGAGGGAAGCAGATCGGGTACGCCCACAATGCCTCGAACCATGCGTTCCCCGTCGCCGCGTTAACCAACAGCAAAGCCGACCTGGCAATGCCGGCCTCGTGCTGTTCGATGAGCCGGCGCGACCAAATCCCCTGATTGCTCTCCCAGTCGTCGTTCTTGCCGTAGGGCGGATTGAGCCACACGCGGCCTTTCCAGGGCTTGGTCAAGCCATCCTGCTGGACGGTGTAGATGCGCTTTGCGCAGACCTGTTCGTTGGCCTCTGCACAGCTCGCCGGATCGAGGTCGATCTCCCCCAGCACCAGGTGCGCGCCAACGATGATCTCGGGCGGCGTGTACCAGTCGACAGATTCACTGCTCGTCAGCGCCTCACGGGCGCCGCGCCTGCGCACGACCTGGTCGACCTGCGCTGCGGTAGGCTGCCCATCCGGCGCCGCCTCGACGGCCTCCTGCCATGCGCCTGCGCGCTCGTCCGGCTCGAGCTGAAGCAGCGGCCTGACTTGACTCTCATGAGTGGGACCAGTTGGTCCCAGTCTTGCGGCTGCGACCGTTCCACCGATGAGCCGATTCGCGTGCCGCGCGGTGAACTGCCAGCGCTCACGGCAGTATTCGTCAAACGAGCTGTAATGCTGCTTGTAGAGCCGGCTCTCTCGGATCTCGACGAGCGCCTGACCGACTGCGATGAAGCCTTCGATCTTCTGCTCAATGATGCGCTCGAGCTCGCCCAGGCGGTCCGTGTGAACGATCTGCGTACGTGCGGTCATGCGTGCCCTCGTGCTCGGCGCAAGCGCGCCTCGCGCAGTTCGATGATCTCCTGCTGATCCATCAGCAGGAGGTCGTGTTTGTGAGCTAGCTCGGCGGCGATGCGCCTGGCCTCAGCGATGCCGGACAGCCGGCATCCCACGGTGACGTTCTTCCCCCCGCGTCCACGCCAGACCCACACCGCAGCGCGGCGACCACGACCGATAGCCACGACGAAGGTGAACGTCGCGCGGAACTCGTCGAGACGCAGGTCCGCCATCTCGAGGAGCGGCACGACGTCTGTGCTCGGCACATGGAGCATCACTGCCTCCCGCGCCGGTGCTCGCCGGCCGCCGGGCACGTGGCGAAGTGGCTCGTGTAGACTGCCTGACCCCTGATGAGGGAGTTGAGTATCCGTGGGTCCTGGCCCCCCGTGTGCACCGCCTCAATGCGGTCGGGCTTGCGGAAGAGGTAGAACTTGCCATCTTGCCGCGGGGTGAGGTCGACCGGCATCTTCTTCCTGTGCTCGGTCACCGTCCAGACGACCTTCTCGCCGCAACTCCGGCAGCGCGCCGGCGTTCCTGGAGGGTCACCGCGAGGCATGGCTGCACTCCCGGCAGGTGAATGACGTCCACCGCTGTCGTTGGGCGTACGTGAGACACCGTCCGTAGCGCGCGCAATCGAATCGTCGGTGCTCGGCGACACACTCCTCAGACAGGCGTTTGCACGGCCGCGGTTGAGCGTTGCCCATGTCGACCAAGGCCAAGGGCTTGGCTGGCGTGGGACGCTTAAGCTGTTTCGGCGTCTGCATCGGCCGGGTCGCTGAGCCGATGGCACCGGCGACGCGACCCGCGAGGCGGTCCAACGCGACCGGCGATGGACCGCTGTCGCCGGCGTAGTCCTGCTCGAGCCAATTCACCACCAGCTTGCGCGCCGCTGACAGCTCATCAGGCATGCCGCACCGCCTGCGCCGGATTCGGCAGCGCCTTGGCTAGATCGAGCTGTCGCAACACCGCCGCCTCGACGTCGGCAGGTAGAACCCATAATCCGAGCGACCCTTTGCACGGCACGGGCATGGGCAGCGTGATGGGCGAGCGCAGCACCCAGTGCACCGCACCGGGCACTGCCCACTTGCTGGCGTGGTCACGCGTGCACTCGACGAGCTCGGCGACGCCGACGACGGCGCCGCGGACCCAGGCCGGGCCCATCCCGCACAGCAGCTCGAGCTCGCCGCCGGGCAGCGCCACTGGACCGTCGAGCTTGAGCCCGGCGTGCAAGGCGATGACGCCGTGGTGCCGCGTGCCCCACGAGCGGTTTTCGATGTCTTTGCCGAGCTCGAGGATGGCCCCGGCCCACGGCTGCATGATGCTCAGTGCGCGCATGACTCACCTCACCGTCGTCTTCGCCGGCTCGACCTTCTCGATCTCGCTCGCGTGCGGCTTGGCGACGAACTCTTCCTTCTGCGTTATCGAGATCCCCTTGACCCCCTCGACCGCAGCGCGCTCGGCGAGGATGAGATCCTTGGCGACCTCTTCCTTGGTGCGAATGAATCGCGTGAGCCCCAGCGACTTGAGCGCCTCGATCACCTTGTCCGTCTTGCGCAAGCTCACCGACGGCGGGGAGACACGCCAGCTCAGATCACCGGTCGCGAGGTGGGCCGTCTTGCTGCCGGGCTTGAGTAGCTCATCTCTGTGCGCCTCGGCCCATGCGTGGAGCGCCTCGAACTTCGTCTCGATACCCTCGTTCAGCGGCTGCGCCTCTTGTTCGGCAGTCGCCCTGATGCCTGCTAGGGCGTCGTTCATTCGCAGCTCGATGCCGGCGACTTCGCGCTGCAGCCGGCCGATGTCGCCTAGCAGCTGCTCCGCCTCGGCCTGCATGCGCGGCACTGGCACTGTCAGGGCGGCAGCCTTCTTCTTCGTCGTTGCCATCACAGCCTCCATTGGACGCGGCAGCCGCACACGTCGGCAGTCGCGGTGCGCTCCACGCTTCCATCACGGGTTTGCTCAACGCTCGGGGTCCCACGCAGCACGCGCGGATTCGGCCGCTCGTGCAGCATGATCGTCGGGCGGCCGCCGAACATGTCGATCTGCACACCGCCCACCAGCAGCCCCGCTCGATGCAGGGCACGGCAGACCTGCGTGGCATGCCCGAGTTGCTGCTCCATTGGGCTCACGGGCTCTCTCGGCCGCAGCTTCGCCACAAACGCCATCACATCCTCCTGTCTGCAGGGGCTGCGGCGGCCGGGCCCCCGTGAACGCATCTACTGCGGCAGGCGTGAAAGAGCGCGACTCGTAGATGGTTGGTCGCGGCGAACGGCCTGCGTTGTTCGTCCTGACAGCGGCGGGTCGAGATGTCGCCGAGCACCGGACACGTGAGCGTGGCCCGCATGAGCTCGCCGCGCACGCGCGCCTCAACACCGTCGACAGCCCCTTCGTAACGGCCCCTCAATACCTTGCTCACGACCGCCGCATTGACGTTCAGCCGCTTGGCGACCTGGTTCTGCGATGAGCGTGAGCACGCCTCGCGCAGCACCAGGTACCAGTCGGCCTGGAAGTACTCAGCCACGGACCACCTCCAGCAGGCTATCGATCGTCCGCTGCACCCACTCGTGTGCCTCGTCGGCACGCTCGAGCTCAGCCAGCGAGAACTCGGAGGTGAGGTTGAGGGCGGCGACGATGCGGCGAGCGAGCCGGCGCTTCGCTTCCCAGTCCAGCCGCGCCGAGTCCAGCCGGATGCGGGCGCCGCTCGCCTCGTCGCCGTACTGCACAGCGACGCCACCGAGGATCAGTGATGCCAACTCAGCCACGGTGCACCTCTTTCCCGTCTGGCCCGTAGGCCTTGTCTCTATTCAGGTCGTAAACCAGGCCGTCACGCCGGATCTGCGGGGCGAGCGGGCCGGGGTTTCGCACCACCACGTAGACCGGGTCCGAATGCTTCCCCTCGCGCCGCAGGAACCCGGCCTTGGTCAAGGCCACCACGTAGCTGCGCACGGTGGCGCGCGTGCCACCCGGCGCGGACGTCTCGATGTCGGCGTGCTTGAACCGCTTGTGAATGCGCATTGCGCGCCACATGCGGAACTGGCCCGACTGCTCATGCCGATCGCGATTGAACGGCGGCTGCCACCCTTTCGTCGCCATCGCTCTCAGCCCTCAGCGGTGGCCAGCGTGAACGGCTGGTGGTTCCAGTCCTTCGAGGCGACCTTTGCCTTGCCCTGGCGCTTCGCCCACCGCTCAACGCGGTCGAGCCCCACAATCATGTCCCGCATCGATCCGCGGGACGCGCAGTGCAGCTCCTCGAGGAGGTCGTCGGCGACGTCGACCTCGCACACCGCCTCGGTCAGCGTGCGTGCGTCGGCGATGTCGGCCGGCCGGAAGTTCACCCACTGCGCGATGCGGCCGGCGAGCTGCTCGCGATGCACAACTTTGCGGCGGAAGTCTGCCATCCCGATCAGGATGAGCGGCGTCGTCGCCATGTCGTGCAGGTCGCGCAGCGTCTCGAGCAGCTTCTTGTTGCCGACGAGGTAGTCCGCCTCGTCGACGAAGAGCGGCCGGCCGCGCGTCGTCAGCTGCTCCACGATGAAGTCGATCATGGTCGAGCAGCGCGCCATTGGCTGCGCCGACAGCTCGCGGCAGATGGCCCCGAGCATGGCAGTCGGTGTCCACGTGGCGAACGCGCGCACGTAGACGGCGTTGACCTCGTTCGCAAACCACGCGGCTGCGGTCGTCTTGCCGTAGCCCGTCGCACCCCACACCAGGCCGATGCCGGGCACGCCCACCGAGCGCGAGCGCAGCGCCTGCCCGGCTTGCCACAGCGAACTGATGTTCTTGACCTTCGCGATCTGATTACGCATGCTAGTTGCTCCTTTGTGGGGCGGGAGCATCCCGCCAGTCTCATGAGCCCCGGTTGCACCCGGGGCTCTTCTATTTCAGGCCTCGACCGCCGCCTTGACGGGCAGACCCTCGAACTTCAGCTTCGTTTGGATGTATGGGTCGCGGTCCATGTCCCGCATCCAGCGCCGTTCGTCGGCGGACCACGACTCGTCGCCGGCCTCCATCAGCGCGCAGAAGCGGTGCCATGCGCGCAGGTCCATCTCCTCGAGCTCTTCTTTCCGGCGGCGTGCTTCGTCGAGGCTGTGGACGAGAGCGTCGGTGCGCGCCGTCGCCTCGGGGCCATGCGCCTGTGGCTCTGGTGCATTGCCGGCCGCCCGCGCCGCCTCGCCAGCCGCCTCGAGCTGCGGCGTCGTGTACGGCGTCGACGCCCGCGGCAGCATCGTCACCTTGGCGGCCTCGGCCAGCCGGTGCTCGAGCACCACGTTGACCACGTCTTCGGCCTTGAACGCCTTCTTGGCCTCGCGCAGTAGGGCGCGGCCCTCCGCGAGAGCTTCCTTCTGACGCCGGCGCGCGGCGGCGGCCACCTCCACCCGGGCGATGCCCAGGCGCTCGGGGCACTCGGCGATGCAGATGAACTGCTCGCCGGTGCCGTCGTAGACGTAGACGCGGCCCAGGTCGTCTGGGTCGCACTTGACCTTGACGCGCTCGCCGATGTGGCCGGTGAGCTCGGGATGGACGAACTCGGCGCTCTCGATGCGCAGGCCTTTCTTCGTGACCGTGCGGCCGGCCCCCTGCGGCGCCTCAGCGAGCAGCACGTCCAGGGCGCGCTCGTCCTCGATACGGCGCACCGGCTGCGACCACGTGCTCACCACCTGAAACGGCGTCTTGCCGGCGAGGCCATCGTGCGTGCTGTGCGCGTAGATCGCCTCGCACCAGCGGTCGCCGAACGTCTGCAGCTCGGCCGCCGACATCTTCACTTCGATGACGGCGCCAGGCTCCATGATGCGCTCGGCAAAGCTCTTGCGTGACTCGATCGCCTTGCGCTCGGCCACGCTGTGGCCGATGAAGCCCGGCAACAGCTCGAGCAGGCCATGTGAAAAGGTCTTGAATGAGCGTTCGATGAACGGCTTCTGCTCCGAGGCGAACGGGACGCACAGCTTGTGCTCCACCTCGAGGCTGCGCAGCACGTCGACCAGGTGTTGACTCGTGTAGTCCTTGCCCTGGTCGGTGCGCACGCCCTCGGGTACGCCCCAGACGAGCGTGGCACGGCGGAATAGCGTCGCCACCATCGTGGCCTTGCTGGTCTTACTGACGAGCAGCTTGAACCGCCGTGAGAAGATGTCGATGACGCCGATGACGCTGTGCCGGCCGTCGGTGAGCATCAGGTCCGCCGGCGTCGTGTCCATCTCCCAGAGCTGGTTGAGGCGGATGATCGACGCGGCGGCGTCGCCAAACGCGGCCTGGAACTGGTTCTTCCAGGCGTCCGGGTTGGTGTGCAGGCACCAGAGCTGGGCGTGCTCGAGCTTCCAGGCCGCCATCCAACGCTGCACGCCGCGCAGGCTGACGGCGGCGGCGAGCTCGGCGTCCTTGGCCTGGAGGTAGTCGAAGACCTGCCCCGGGCGGATCGTCGGGGTGGTGGCCATCAGCCCGAGGATGAGCTTCGCCAGCGTAGTATTGGCGTTGACCTTCGACTTGCCGCGGTTGTGGCCGTAACCGTCGCTCAGGCCAATGAGGCCCTGTTCGCGCTCGGCCTTGGCCCAGCGATAGATCGTGGCGCGGTCGCAGCGCGGCACGTACTCGCGCACCCAGTCGGCGAGCTCGATGCGGCGGGCGGAGTACTCGGCAGCGAACAGGGCGGTGCCGCGCCGCTTGGCGAGCTGGCCCTGACGGAGAAACTGCTCGCACGCCTCGAGCACGCGCATGCGCGCCCGAGCGCGCTGCCTCTTTGTTTCGCTCAGGCGCTCGAACGCAGCCAGCCCGGTTTCTTTGGATTTGAGCCGGTCTTGTCGGCTTTGGTCGGCTTGGGCCCGCATCTCCCCGGCGAAGCTCTGGACGGCGGCGATTGCCGGGGAGGCCTGGTCGAGCTCGGCGGCGAGGGCGCGGCGGGCGAGCTCGGCGCGGGCGGTCTCGGGAAGGCAGCTGACAGGATACTCGCGGCCGCCGCCACGGCCGGCGCGCTCGCGGTAGGGCCACGACTCGCGGGCGGCCTGCAGGCGCACGTTTCGCCTGTCAGCTGGCAGCCCCGGCAACCCGGCGACATCGCTGGCGCTGTACCACTCGCGCGTCACGCGGCCACCTCGCGCGGGGCTGGAACGTTGTGGCCACAGGGAATCTCGCGGGCCATGGTGGTGTGGCACCGGGGGCAGTTGCGCAGCTCGAGGTCAGGGCCGTCCTCCATCTTGACAACTCGCATGGGCCCAGAGACGCGGCCGGTGTGGTCCACAGAAATCCGGTACTCCCAGTTCGAGCAGCACTGGATCCCTGGGCTGCACAGGGCATCCCACTCCGCGCGTGAGAACGTCTGCCCGCAGTCGCACCGCTTGAATGGCTTCATCGTCGCCTCCGCAGCACGTCTTTGAGTGCCGCCTTGCGGGCGCGCACCTCTTGCTCCTGGCGCTCGAGCTTGCCGAGCTCGGCGAGCAGCGCGTCTTCACCAACCAGCACCTTGCAGCCGCGCTTGCGCGCGAGCAGCTCGCTCAGCGCGTAGCTCTCACACACCGACTCCAACGCGGCGGCGTACTGGAAGGGGAAGTTGTGCCGCTCGCGGCTCTCCGCCGTGTAGGCGTTGAGCATGCTGATGCTGACGTGGCGGCCGATGAGCTCGCTCATCTTGCCGGCCACGACCTCGCGGCTGAGCGGTGCAGCCTTGAGCATGGCCGACAGCGTCGCGCGCAACTCTGAGTCGATGTCGAGGCTGCCGGCCGCCGGCTCCGGCGCGCGCGGCACCTCGAACAGGTCGAGCGTGCGGCTGTCCCCCCGGCGCGCCATGACTACGCCTCCGCCCCTGTCAGACGGGCGTGGTAGGAGGGCGGAGAAATCGGTCTCCTCTCCGTCTGACCGGCGGGGCGGAGACCAGTGCCCCGGGAGCGCGAGCTCCACGGAGAGGAGACCAACATGAGCAACAATGCAGAACGTGCGAAGCTGGCGCCGGAGCTGGTCGATCTGGCCGCCTTGGTGGTTAGCCGCGCAACAACGATGTCTCTGATAGAGAAGGGGGTGATCGCCGCAGAGGACTTGCACACTGCGGTCGATGCGCTCCTGCCGGAGCGGAAGCTCGAGGGCACCAGGTCAGTGGTTGAGGCGGCACACGTCATGATCGACAGCCTCACTTGAGTCCAAGGATTCTTGCCTTGAGGTCGCGGACGGCCGCATCCGAGAGCTGAACGTCGTCGACGTGGACCTCGAGCGTGCCTGAGATGGCCTGGGGTTGAGCCACGCACACCCTGGCGTCGCTATCGATGGTGACTGAGAGCTTGCGCTCGCACCTCGGGCGCATGGCCTCGGCCACGATCGGACGCACGAGCTTTGCGAGCAGCCTGACGAGCAGGCCGGGGCGCTTGGTCGGATTCATGTCGGAGCTCCGTGGTTGCATGCCGGGGAAATCGGTCTCTCCCTCGTCGAAAGCGGGGCGGAGAGACCTTTGCCCCACGAGGGAGAGACCAACATGAACGGTATAGGGGAGTTGCGACCGCTAACGTTCAAAGACGCTGCCGATGTGCTGTGGCCATTCACCCAGGAAGTAGTTCGCCCGACGCTTGAGCTGGTTGGAGAAGCTCCGCTGGATCTCGATGCAGCCGACGAGACGGATGCGTTGGCTCGCCGTCTAGCGAAGGACCCGCAGTACGACCTGCGACAGGCCGGCGCGGCAGCTGTCCGTTTGCTGTACCGCAGACTCACTTGGGCTCTGACCTTGTGCATGAAGGATCCGGAACGGCTGGTGTCTCGGATTCCAAGAGCGGCGACTCGGGAAGAAGTCCTGTCATTTCTGCTCGCCGCCGAAATTGCCGGCATGAAAGACCCCGAATCAGAGCTTCATTAATGGCAGCGTGCACGGCGACGAGCTCGGGGGTCGGTAGGATGTTGAAGGCTCCGGCCATGTCTACGCGACTCCCTTCCGTTTGCTATTGGCTCCCCCTCGGGGGGCCGTGGTAACGTTGGCGCCATGGGTGGGGTTATTCTTCCGAGGCCGTCCCATGCGTCGGTTCGGCTGGCCGCTGGCGTCGTAGCGCTCGGGCCAAATCTGCTGCGGCTGCAACCCCAGCGCGGTGGCGATGGCGCGCTCCATCCGTGGGTAGGGACCTCGAAGAGCGTTCCCCGGGACACCCCTGGCGACGCCGAGCTCGCGGGCCAGGCTGCCCAGCGTGTAGCCCTTGAGCCGCAGGCGGTAGATGATCCACGCGCGGCGGGCTTTGGGGTCGGTCGGTGCGTCAATGAGCGTCATGGGGTTATACATACAGAAAACTGTGAGTGGCAGTCAACAGTATTCTATGGTCCGCGCCCAAGGATCCCAGTTTCCTGTGAGCGGGTAGCTGTTCACTTCACAGCTTTCATGCGTCTTTCCGTGGGAGTCTGAGAAGTGGGATCACGGCCGCACGATCCCAGTTCGGATCCCAGTTGGCGGCGTGAACTGGGATCGAGGATTAAGGAGGCTGCCGCGTTGGTTGGGGGTCAGCGTGCACTCGCTCGGCTCGTCCACCTCCACGAGAACCAAATCGGAAACTACGCGCGTGGGGACAATGCTCCCGGTGTTGGCGCTCTGGTGGCGATGGCCCACGCCGCAGGCGTGACGGTAGAGTGGCTCGCCACGGGCGAAGGCCCAAAGCACCCGGGCGAGCGGGCGCCCGAGCTCGGCGGGCCCATCCCCGTCGAGCACGTGCCGCTCGAGCGCGCCATCACTTGGCTGCGCGAGTGGTGGGCGCACGCGACGCCGGACGAGCGCACGTGGATGCGCATCCAGCTCGAGCGCACCTTTCCAGAGCTGGCGGAGTGGCAAAAAAAACAGGAGCCGAACTGCGGGAGGCAACACAACGGCTAGGATGGGTCATTCATACAAGTCCCACGGCGCCTGCCTCCCCATGTGTTCTAGGCTGGCGACAGTAGGCGAGGGGGGCGAGGTTTTCACGTTTTGGGCGTCACGTTGACGGACGACCAAGGGGCAATGCACAATGGCAGAGAAGAAGCAGGGCGGCGCAAAGCCTGATCTCGGGCGCCAGTTTGTCCGTCGCTGATCGCAACCTGCCTGTCGCCGTGCTGTCTGCCGTGACAATCTGCCTGTCGCGACGAAATCGGCGCGCGCGTCAGCCCTGAAGCGGAAGTCCGCGTGCCCTCGGCAGATTCCAGCTAGTTCCACGTCAGTCGCGCAAGTTCCGCGGATCGCAGACTGCCTGGCGCGGCACAAGATGGCGCTCGATCT